TGTGGCCTTGAGTTCCGCACTGGCTACGATGGCGTAACTGCAAGAAGATCTTTGAACCTCTTGTTTGCTGACTGGGCAAACAGAGGTTTGAATCAATGGACTGTTACTAATAGCGCAACTACGTTGACGTTAGGCGCAGAGTTCATTGATTTATCTGCAAGCACTATTGATGTTTTGGATGTGGTCATCAGAAGAACTGAAGGCTCAACAACCACAGATATCACTATGGAGCAGATAGGTCGATCTGAATATTACAACATTCCAAACAAGTCTACCCAAGCAAGACCAACTCAGTTCTTTCTTGATAAGCAGATAACGCCTCGCCTTTTCTTTTGGCCAGCCTCAGAAAATGCAACGGATCAATTGATCATCAATCGCCTTGTTCGCATCGAGGACGCTGATGCAAGCGTAAACACTGTGGATGTGCCTTTCAGGTTCTATCCTTGCTTGGCTGCCGGGTTGGCTTATTACGTCGCGCTGAAGAAGGCGCCTGACCGAGTTCAAATGCTAAAAGGTTTTTACGAAGAGGAGTTTGCTAGGGCCGCTGACCAAGATCAAAGCAGAGCTTCTTTGATGGTCGCTCCTAACATGAGATCTCGGATAGCGTAATGGCTTTTGCTTCTGGCAAGTATGCGATTGCCATATGTGATAGATGTGGCTTTCAATACAAGTATCTATCTCTAAAAAAAGAGTGGACTGGCTTTCGTGTTTGCCCTGAATGCTACGAACCGAAACACCCGCAGCTAGAACCTATCCATAATGTTACTGATCCAGAGGCGCTGCGCTTCCCCAGGCCTAATCTTTCACCAGATGTTGTTGCTGGAGCAGGCGTAGTGAGAACAATTGATGACAATAAAGTCATGTCTACTACAGGTGATCCGATAGGTTCTGAGTTTAGTATAGATGGAGCAACAGGGTCCGTTGGCACGGTAACGGTGGTGATAACATGAGCTTTACATTAGCTACACTGAAATCTGCGGTTCAAGACTATTGCGAAACATCAGAGTCTACGTTTGTTGCAGAGCTTGATACGTTTATCAAAGAAGCTGAAGAGCGCATACTAAAAAACGTTTCTCTTCCTGTGTTTCGCAAAAACGTAACAGGTAATGCAACAACTGGTTTTCAATACCTATCAACTCCTACAGACTTCTTAGCCTCTTATAGTTTGGCGCTGATTATCAACAGCGTTTATACATATCCTTTGCTGAAACATGTTTCTTTCATCAGAGATTACACGCCAAACGCATCAACAACTGGCGAAACAAAGTATTACGCTCTTTTTGATGACAACACGTTTATCTTGGCGCCTACGCCTGCATCTGATTATTCGTTTGAACTTCACTACAAATACAGACCAGCGTCCCTTACTGCAGGCTCAGATAGTGGCACCACCTGGCTTTCCACCAACGCCCCCGATGCTATGTTGTACGGAACACTTGTAGAGGCAGCGACATTTCTCAAGATTCCTGAAGAGATTGGTCAATACGAACAAAGGTTCAATCTAGCCTTGGCTGCGCTGAAGAAGTTAGGCGAAGGTTACGGCTCTAGGGACGAGTACAGATACGATATAGCGAGCACCTAACGTTGTCTTTTTTTGAAGCGTCTAAACTTGAAGTCGGCAGTGTAGTGGTTGAAACAACTGTTGATAAGGGGCACAGCCCAGAGTTTTGGGCGAAAGCTGCTTCAGATAGAATTGTAAGCGTTGGTGGCAACTGTCATCCTTTGATTGCCGATCAAGCAGAAGCCTTCAAAAGGTCTGTTGAGGCAACGGTAGAGTTTTATATAAAAGAAGCGATAAAGAGTGATAGAACAACCTTGATCGCAGAGCTTGAAAAGCAAGGCCATAAAGATATGGCAGATATAATTAGGAGTCTCTAATGTCCATCACCACTGCAATGTGTACATCTTTCAAAAAAGAACTTATGGAGGCAGTGCATAACTTCAAGAACTCTGGTGGCAGCACTTTTAATCTTGCGCTGTACACAAGCTCAGCTTCCCTTGATGCAAGCACCACGGCGTACACTACATCTAACGAAGTGTCAGGGACTGGATATACTGCAAAAGGTTCTTCGTTAACTCGCGTTGACCCAAGCACTTCTGGAACGACTGCACTCACTGATTTTGCAGATCTAACTTTTAGCTCTAGCACCATCACTGCAAGAGGGGCGTTGATATTTAATGACAGCGCCTCTGGTGATCCTTCAGTTTGTGCCTTAGATTTTGGTGCAGATAAATCATCAAGTTCTGGCGATTTTACAATACAGTTTCCCGCAGCTGATGCATCGAATGCGATTATTCGTATTGCCTAAAGCATGGCAAATGTTACGGGTTGGGGCAGAGGCACTTGGGGTGAGGGCGCTTGGGGCGAAGAAGCGCCTATTGAAGTTAGTGGCGTATCTGCAACAGGTTCTGTTGGGTCAGTCACGGTCATCCTTAGCACAGATGCCGTTGTCACAGGCGTTTCTGGCACAGGGTCAATCGGGTCGGTCACAATCGTCCAAGGGGCGGGTGTCGATGTATCTGTCGCAGGCGTGGCAGGAACTGGATCTGTCGGAGCGGTTACTGTATCGGCAGATGCGAATGTTAGTGTATCTGGCGTTTCAGGCACTGGAGCGGCTGGTTCGGTTACGATCACGGGCACAGCTAATGCATCAGTCACTGGCGTGCAGGGTGACGGAGAGATTGGATCTGCGTCAGTATCGGGAACAGCTAACGCAACTCCTGCGGGCGTTACGTCAACGGGTGCGATAGGATATTTCAACGTTTACGGTATTATAAACGACGGACAAGACCCAAACTGGACAGCAATCACGGACAGTCAAACACCAAGTTGGGCTTCTGTAACAGATAGTCAAACGCCAAGCTGGAGTGCTGTTAACGATAGTCAAACACCGAGTTGGACTGATGTAACAGACAGTCAAACTCCAAACTGGGAAGAGGTTGCTTGATGGTGCGCAAAGTTAAAAAAATAGTTAAAAGCTTAGAGAAAGCATCTAAGGCCCATAAAAAACAAGCAGCAGTCTTGAAGAAACATGTTGCTTCGATGAAGAAGCCAAAGCAAAAGACAAGAGGTCGGAGAAGATAGATGGCAACCTACGTTAATGATCTACGCCTAAAAGAGATTGCTACTGGTGATGAAGCGGGCACCTGGGGCACCAGCACGAATACAAACCTGGAATTAATTGCAGAGGCATTTAGTTTTGGTACGGAAGCTATTACGACGAATGCTGACACCCACACTACTACTATTGCCGATGGTTCTACTGATCCCGGCAGGTCAATCTATTTGCAATACACTGGCGCTCTTGATAGCGATTGCACCGTCACTATAGGGCCAAATACAGTCTCAAAACTGTGGTTTATAGAAAACGCAACGACAGATTCAGGTTCGTCTGGCCCGTATAACATCATTATCAAGCAAGGCTCTGGCGCTACGGTCACCGTGCCTAACGGTCAAGTTAAAGCTATTTATTCTGATGGCGCTGGCTCTGGCGGTAAGATGGTCGATGCGTTTACTAATCTGCATGTCAACGGCTTGACTAGCGAGGTAACTGGCAATGATGCGGCGCTCACGGTTATCTCAACAGATTCGGATGCAAGCGCCGGCCCTTTGATTGTTTTTCAGCGTGAATCCTCTTCTCCAGCAGATGATGATTTGATTGGTCGACTAAATTTTAACGCACGCAATGATGCTTCTGAGGACATCCTTTATGCTCAAATTAGATCGACGATCAAAGATGCAAGCGATGGCACAGAAGACGCAGACCTCATTATCGCAACGGTGGTGGATGGCTCAACCAGAAGTCGAGCAAAATTTAGCCCTACAGAAACTGTATTCAATGACGCAAGTATAGACCTCGACTTCCGAGTCGAAACAGATACCGATGCGAATGCTCTGTTTATCCAAGGAAGCAGCAACCGAGTGACGCTAGGTTTTAACGCGAATATAGCGGTAGGAGGAATTAATCCTCATTTGAGCGTTGTTGGAACCGATAATGGAGGCTCTGGTATTGGTGCTGTTCGATACTCCGCCGATACAGGCGGCTCTCGTTTCGTGTTGGGAAAAAGCCGAAACGGTTCCATTGCAACAGGGGGAGGAACAGTAGTTCAGTCTGGCGATACTATTGGGCTAGTACAGTTTGTTGCTGACGATGGCAGTGATGTGGCTAGTCGTGCAGCCCGTATACAGTCTGCCGTAGACGGCACCCCCGGTTCAAATGATACGCCCGGACGTTTGGAATTTCACACAACTTCTGATGGTGCCGCGACTGAAACGGAGCGGATGAGACTAACGGAGGAAGGCGATCTTTTAATAAACACCACCACGGATTACGGCGGTAAGGTAAATATTGCTACGGCAGATAACAATACGCAGTTAACTCTAGTATCTACCGATGCAGACGCATCAGTTGGTCCACGTTTTGATTTATTAAGAGATTCTTCAAGCCCCGCTGCTAACGATAATCTAGGGCAAATGCGTTTTTTGGGCGACGATTCTGGCGGAAATGAAACGTCTTACGCATTCTTTAATTGTCTTATTGGAGATCCTACAGACGGAGCAGAAGATGGAATTTTACGAATAGAAACCAGAGTTGGTGGCGCAAATAAAGAACGCATCACGATGGATTCTACAGAAACGGTAATTAATGATAACAGTGCAGACCTCGACTTCCGTATTGAAACCGATGGAGCAGCCAATAAGTTTTTTGTGGATGGTGGCAACAACGTAGTTGTAATAGGTAACAATGCCCCCGTAAGCGTCGTTGCAGTCGATTCAACCTTTCAAATACAAGGCAACAGCAATGCTAATGCTGGCATGTCAATTAGTCGTTACACGAATAACAATTCTGCGCCATATTTAAATTTTGCAAAATCTAGATCCACTAGCGTTGGGGATAATTTCACCATTGTTCAAGATGGCGATGCCCTTGGACGAGTTTCGTTTGTAGCTGCCGATGGTACTAACTTTGGTCATCAAGCAGCAAAAATCGTAGGATCTTTAGATGGAACTCCCGGTGAAAACGACGTACCGGGAAGGATCGAATTTTCCACTACTCCTGATGGTAGCAACTCAACCTCTGAGAGTATGAGAATCAATAGCTCTGGTGATCTGCTGATAAATACCACCACCGATTATGGCGCTAAGGTAAACATAGCTAGAAACGACAATAACGTACAGCTTGCCCTCGTCTGTACTGACGATGATAACGGGGATGGCCCGGTCATGGATTTTATTCGTGATTCAGCCTCTCCCTCGACGGCGGATGATATAGCGGTTATCAACTTCAAGGCAGATGACAGCGATGGGAATAGAGATATATATGCTCAAATCGCAGTATTTTCGCCAGGAGTTACTAGCGGTTCAGAGCAAGGTCGATTCGTTATAAACACTAATGATGGCTCAGCAGGTCTGCAAAATCGCATCGACTGTATTAACAATGAAACTGTCTTTAATAACGGCTCTGCTGACATCGACTTTCGCATTGAGTCCGACAACAAAAGTCATATGTTTTTCGTCGATGCCGCTAACGATAAAATCGGTGTAGGTACAAGCTCTCCCGGCTGCTCTAGTGGCGGCATACATTTGGTGCATGACGCATCAGAGGGAACGCCAAGTTTTACAGGCGGTGACGTAGGCATTTTTCAACGTAACTTCAATAGCGCACAAGGTGCAGGTGTTGCAATTATTGGCGGAACAGCGTCGGTTTCCGTTATCAAACTTGGCGATAAAGATGATGTCGATATAGGCAAGGTCAGTTATGACCATAGTGACGATTCGCTGCAATTTACGACAGGTGCGGCAGAGATTGGTCGTTTTACAACGGATGCATTATTAGTAGGAACTACAACACCCGTCACGAACTTTTCTAGCACAGCGCAATTTGTAGCCCATCAAGCTGGAGATGAGGTATGCGCTAAATTTATTTGTCACCAAGGCACAGTTACAAGTGCAGATCAGCCGATTATCGAAGTGTCTTTCCAAGACGATACTGGTTTGGGAAATGGCTCAAGGTTTATGATCTTTACTGACGAGAACAGCACGGTAGGTACAATCCAGTCGGCCTCAACAACCAGCTTAGAATTTGGCACGGGTTCAGATGAAAGGCTTAAAGAAAACATCGTAGATGCGCCTAGCCAGCTAGACAAAATACTTGATCTTGATGTTCGTCAGTTTGACTGGAAGAAGAGTGGCGAGACAGAGATAGGTTTTGTTGCTCAAGAAGTTAAGAAGGTGTTGCCAAATTGCGCTGGTGAAGGTGGCGATGATCCGAGCAAAAACCCTTGGACAATTTATAAAGCTGCATTTGTTCCGTATCTTGTGAGTGCGATTCAAGATCAACAAAAGCAAATAGAAGAGTTAAAATCAGAAATCGAAAAGCTGAAAGGAGGTAGCTAGTGGCTGCAATATTCACATGGGACATCCCGCAGGTGGACAGGCAAGTCTCCTCTGGGCTAATCACCAACATTCACTGGCGGCTTACAGCCGTCGAAACGATCAGTGGCACTGAGTATCGAGCAGAGTGCTATGGCACAAAAGGCGTGTCTGGCGATCCAAGCTCCTCAGACTTTATCGCCTACGACAAGGTCACGAAAGACAACGCGATTGCCTGGGTCAAAGCTGCGCTCGATGCTGATGAGGATGAAGACTCAGCCGCTGCCAAAGAAGCTGGCCTGCAAGGTCAGATCAACAAAAAAGCAACACCCGTAGACGCATCAGGAGTACCGTGGTAATGGAAACGAAGCATATTCAACTTCACGATCTAGCTAACGTGCTGAATCTTATCGACGCAGCCGCCAAGAACGGCATGGTCACTGGCGAGGCTATGAGCCAGATGGGTGCGATGCGTGATCGCTTCATGGCGGAACTCAAAGAGCAAGCCCCCGCTCAAGACAATGTGGCTACACTCGATGAAGAGCCTGTTGTCTCTGGACAACTACAGTAGCGACTATGGATGTAGGTTCGGTATCCGAATCTGCTCAGATCAGTTGGAAGCAGGTTGCGGTTCAGAAGCAAGAGCGCCTGCGCACAGGTGCCGAGGGTGAGACTGTCCGAGAGATGGTCGAAACCGTTATGCCCGTACTTTATACGAAGGAGGGCAGTAAAGTAGAAACGCAGCCGTTAGCATCGACACAAAGAGTAAACGTGACGGTATGAGCGATAAAGGCGAGCAAGCATTGAACGAAGTCAACGCGCATGAACGTGAATGCGCCTTGCGTTATCAGCGTATCGAAGAGCGACTTGCAGAAGGCTCTGCTAAGTTCAAACATCTAGAACATCTTATCTACGGATTGTATGCGCTGATTGCAGCGGCTGCGTTGCCTCAGTTTTTTATGAGGTAAACCATGATTATCGAGTCTGTTG